ATGATGACTAACTGGTACAATAGGAATGCTGGTACAGCTGCTCCAGTTCCTGTCAATGAGTGGGTGAATCCTAATACTCAAGCTAGTCCTGTGCAGATGAATCAACTTGGTACAGCACAAGTACAGACAAGACCGTTAGCGCCAAGGCCCAACCTTAACCCACAGCCAGTTCCGGGTTGGACAGCACCAAGAAATCCAGCTGAAGTAATACAAGAGACTGGTCCTTACTTGGGCATGGGTGATGCTTACTCTGGCTGGGGTGGCTACCTTGGCTCAGCTAAGAATGCTCACATGGGTATGGGCGCAAGTGGTTACAAAGTTCAGCCAGTCCCACAGTTCGATTCAACGATGGCAGATATGACTACCGTAAAGAAGATAACGGATGATGCCTCACCGAATACGATAACACAAACTATAAAGCAGAAGGTTCCTGCTAATCCTACCAATACCTTAATGAATATGGGTAGAAAGTTTGTAGGTGGTTGGCAAGACTTAGCAAGAAAAATCCACGAAGAGAAGATGCTCCGTAGGCAGAGAGGATACTAATATGGTATGGCCCATTATAGCAGGTGCAGCAGCACCGTGGTTACTGAGAGGCGCACCCGCAATAGGTCGTGGCGCGAAGACAATGTGGGACTTAGGCAAAGGTCTGGGTACCGCTCAAGGTAGGCGACAGGCTGGCAGAGCCGTATGGCAGCAACCCGGTAGCATCCCACGCAATCCAGTAACAGGAGCATTTGAAGCTGGTTCCCGTGGTCCGGGCGCAGCACAACGTGCAGGTCAATGGTTCGCTGGTCAACCCACATGGAAGCAATCTCTTATGGGTGCTGGTGCAGGTACTGTACCTTACATGATGTGGCCTGATCCAGATGAAGAGCAACCACAAGGTGGGCCTGTAGACGCTGCTAGTCTCGGTATACCGGGTGCTGGTCCATCACCTTCTGGCCCAGTTGTACGTGGTGGGTTTGCTAGCAGGGCTGTAGCAGAGCGTGAGCGTATGTTAGAGAACATGAGTATGATAATGAAGCAGGGTGCTATCCTTGGCTTTGTCAATCCCGAAGGCGCAAAGGAACACACCAAGAGAGCCATTCAGATAATGAAGATGGATGCCGAGTCTAGGAATGCAGTCGAAGATGCAAAGATTATAGAAGATGTATTCACAGATGGGAAGTTACCCAAGACAGCGAAGGTGCTATATGAACGGCTTGCTCCTAAAGTTGGGCCAGCTAAAGCAGCAGAGGTTAGTGGCTACACGCTAGAGATAGAGAAGACAGAGGCTAAGGCAGCAGCAGACTACGCTAAGTCACAGCCCAAGCTATCTGATATGTATAGTAAAGACGCTATCATGCTGTCTCAAGTACAGGCTATGTATGCCTCTAACCCAGAGGCTGCTATCAAACAGTTAGCCGACTGGATGATGACTGGTGTACTTGATCTATCCGAACAGTACACTGGGTACAAGCCACAGACTCAAGCCGACTACTACCGTATGGCTGGGGAAATCCTTAGCGGTGCAGGTGGAGGTGGCGTGAGTGGTGTAGGTGCGCCTTCAGGCGAAATCATGAATATCCGTGTTAAGTAATGCCAAAGATTGAATTCGATTTTAATGGGCAAACCTTTGAAGCAGATGTAGCTGATTCATTCTTACAGAGAGATCAGTCAGAGCAAGGACGAATACTTAAAGAGCAGCTTATAGCTAAGCATGAGACTCGTATACCACCGAGAGGTAGTGACGAGAAGGGTGTTCTTGATTACCTTGCTATGATTGAGCGACCAGCACAGGCATTAAAGGTAGGACTCAAGGAGAGTGAACTTGGCGGGAATGTATTTCGCGCACTTGGTGGTGTAGACTTGACACCAGAGGAAGGATTCTTTACTGGTGTTAAGCGTGGCTGGATGGGTGAGGATGAGGTACGCACACAGGACTTCTTGCCTGATGACATGGACCCACTGCTCAAGGGTGTCTTAGGATTTGCTGGTGATGTGGCCTCTGATCCATTGACTTGGTATGCACCTGCTCTTGTTAGAGGTGGTGCTAGTGTAGTCAAGGCACACACTCCCAAGTCTGTAGTCAACACACTCAACAGGGCTAAGGACACAGCCATGAGTGCCAAGTTTGGCGAGAACCAGCGAGGCTTAGCTGACATTGCCCGTATGCTGAACATGCCTGTTGGCGAAGGACGTAGAGTAAAAGCTAGGGCTGGTGTATCTAACAAGATACTTAGAGAGCGAGACAAAGAGGTAGCCCGTGAACTTCCCAAACTACAGGACTTCTTTAAGGAGAGGGCTGCTACTCTGGGCGAGTCATCCGCAATGATTGAGAGAACATTCAGGGATACGCTTGAACGTGGTAGATTGCCAGAGTTGGACAAACTAGGGAAGCCCTTAATAAACGAGGAAGGCTTTGTAGAGTATTCTAAAATTCCAGTATCTATTACAGATGAACAGAGAAAGGTTCTGGGTAGGGATGGTTTACGGTTAGAATCAGAATGGGGTGATAGGATACAGGACTGGGCTGATGAGTCTATGTCTTTTGGTATGCCCTTTGATGAGTTGCAGAAGATGGGCTACTTCCCAAGAGTGATTACTGAGGCAGGTCGTAAGCTATTAGAGAGTAGGAAGTCTCCTATACTGTCTGACTTTGAACTGGATGACATGGGTAACGTAGTCTATCGTGCTGGTTACCGTGGTCATCGTAGGTTCATGCCTGACAAAACTGTATCTGAAGTCAACGATGAAATGGCGAGAGCCTTGGGTGAGACAGTGCCATCATCCAGACCCAATCCTGCTGAACGACCTTACGAGTTTCAGTTCTTTGAAGAGAGTCCATTCGTTGCGCTAGGTGAGAGATGGTCACGACAGAATAGAGCGTTACAAAGGAAGTGGTTTGTTGATGAGATAACAGATAACTTCAGAGCCACTGGTCCCATGCTTACCAATCAGATAATCCAGAACGCAAGAAACGTTTTGTTATCTAAGGGTGTGCCTGAGTATGAACTAACATGGGATGTTGTGCGTAAACAGGCTGAGAGTATGGCACCTGTAAAGTCTGAGATGGGTGTAGGCAAGTGGGTTAAGCGTGATCCTGATGGTGGTGAAGGTGAGTTTATAGAGCGTTACATAAACACAGGCGATGGTGACAAATACTTGTGGCGTAAAGCTGATGACGCAGATATAGCTGACAACTACACTGAAGTAAAAGGACTGCCTAATCAATCCCTTACTGATGAAGCGTTAGATGACGAGTGGCTGAAGGTATGGAATGAGCAGATGGAACTGCGAGGTCTTGATCCCAGTGTAGCCAGTTCGTTTGCTAGGTACAAGATGACTGCTGAAGAAGCTGCTGCACTACCAGACCAGTACATGGAGGTCAAGCGATTAGCTGACGCAGCTACGAGAGAAGCAGAACTCATGGGTAAGGCTGTCTTTGTTGCGCCCAAGCAGATAGCACGACAGATAGAAGACCACATGTCTCTGATGTCTGGTAATGAGGTAGGTGAAGGACAGCTAAGAAACTTCCTCAGATTCTACGATCAAACACAGAACGCATGGAAGGCATGGACACTGGGTGTACGTCCTGCTTACCATACTCGTAATGCTTTGGGTAACGTACTCAATGCTTATACTATTACAGGTCTGGGCGAGAACATACCAGAAGCTGTCAGAGTATTCACGGCAGCAGCCAAGCTACAATACTACAGTAGATTCCGTGGTGACCCAACCAAACAAGCAGAGTTACTGGACAAGATGTCTGGTGTACGTCAGGCTATTGATGGTAAGCTACCCAAGATTGAGTCAGGGTTATGGCAGTCAGATGACTTCTTTGATACTGGCTACTCAATGGAGAGACTATATGAAGAAGCGTTAGATCGTGGTGTTAATGCTGGACACTACACAGCTGACAGCATTAGAGACTATAAGCAGATGCTTCAAGCCCAAGCGCAGACTGGTAAGCGATGGCGCAGGGTTATAGGCGCTGAGAACCCGGCAGTACAGAAAGGATTTCTTATCGGCGGAACAATAGAAGGTAACGCTAGATTTGCTGTGTTCCTGAATACATTAAGAAAGATAAGGGAGAATCCCAGTCAGTATAAATGGATCACTCCCGATGGTGATGAGGTTGCTATCGGTAGCAAGACCGAACACTTCAAGATAGTACCAGAGTATGACTATAGAGGGAACCTTCGACAGCGTAGAGTTCCTGTAGAAAAGGATGATATGATCTTTGATGTGGCTGCTCAAGAGGTTAAGAAAGGATTGTTTGATTACTCTGATGTCTCTCGCTTTGAGCGTGATGTGCTTAAAAGATTCATGCCCTTCTACACTTGGACTAGAAAGAACATACCAGCACAGCTGGCATCTCTAGTTAAGAACCCGCAGCGTGCAGAGAAGCTAGCCATAGCCAAGGCACAGTTTGAACATGAGTCTGGTGACCTCGATCATTCAGACTATGGTGCATTCTGGGGTGAGCGCGTGCCTATATTCTTTGGGCAGGAAACGCAGGGTGTCATTAAAGCATTCACACTACTCAACGTAGTACCTATGGCTGACCTTCAAAGGATGATACGTCCGGGACCGCTGCTGGCTGAGATGACATCTCCAATGATAAAGACACCGTTGGAGATAATAGCAAACTACGACACCTTCCGCAAGAAGCCAGTCAAAGCATTAAAGGGAGAGATGAAGGACTACCTTGGTGTTGACCTACCTCCCAGACTCTGGCATCTCGCTCAAGTTATAGTACCATTGACAGAAATAAATAGACTTAATCCTGCTGGGGTATTTGGCGAGAGGATGAAAGACCCACTGACTGGTAAGATATCAGCTACCGCAGGGTGGGGTGGTATAGGTGCTATGCGTGAAGCTACTATGGATGCACCAGAGATTGCCAGATGGATCAGATTCTTCAGTGGTGGCACAGTGTACGACGTAGACCTGCATAAGAATAGGTACATTGCTAACCGTAATCTCCTAAAGGATGCAGCCGAACTCAAAGGCAAGATGAAATGGGCCTATGCTAACACCCAGAATGAAAGGGCAGCACGTATTGAAGAGGTACTTAACGAGGTATTGAGACAAGAAATAACAGACCCATTTGACAGACGATGAAATATATAGTATACTTACTGATCGGGCTGGCTATATCGACAGCCTCTGCTGGCCCACCTGACAACGCTCAGAAGCTGATGATACCCTACCCCTCCATTTGTACTCCGGGTATGACAGAAATGATGAGCGCACTTACCACAGACTATGCGGTACATATCTCCATGACGTTTGAGGAGAGTCCCATCACGGGTATAGTTGTACTACATAATCCGGATACTAAGACTGCTGCTGTCCTCCACATTAGAGAGGACAGGACTTGCCTAGTATTTTCCGGGCAGCACTTGAAGATGTTTGACAGGCCTGAAGGTATGGCACCACCACAAGTAGAGATAGAAGACTTTGAGGAGTCATGATGAATGTAGATTCAAGGATAATTACACTGGCTTTATTCCTTATTGCCCAATCTGTAGGTGCCATATGGTGGGCTAGCGGTCTATCGTCTGAGGTGGAGAGACTGTCTGGTCTTGTTGATAAGTCAGACCAGTTTCAAACTGAGATACAGAGAGCAGTGTCTGGTCTTGATGTCCTTAACTTTAAGGTTGAGGAACTATGGAAAGCTATTGATAAGTTAGAGCAAGCTGACGCTACACTCAGGGATGTAGATAACGAGATCATGGCGCAGCACGAATCAATCTTTGAGTGGATGGCAAACAAAAACCCAGAGCAGACAGCCAAGGGTAACCCATATGGTGGATGATGTTAGTCTAAGCGACAAGACTAGCGTTGGAATGCCGATTAGAAATCTGATTGGCTTGATAGGTACGGTATGTGTGGGAGCATGGGGTTACTTTGGTATACTTGAGAGACTGAATGTGGTTGAAACCAATCAAGTCTTAATGCAAGCTGACCTCACAAAGAATACGGAGTTCAGAATTAAGTGGCCCAGAGGGGAACTGGGCGCTCTTCCGGCGGACGCCGAACAGTTCATGCTCATCGAGCATCTGTCTGGTGAGTTCGAGAAACTACTGGATAATGTGGAGTCTGGCAATGCTCCATTCGACAGACAACAAGCACTTACCTTAGACTTCTATCGACAACGAATCGAATCGTTGGAGCAGAAGGTAGAGATACTAAAGGATAAGGTTGCACAAATTAAATTCAGTAACGGAGCGCACTAATGGAAGTAATGTTTGTCTTACTATTATATATGAACGATAACCTAAAGGAGTGGATGGGTCACTATGAGAATGATGATGGTCAATGGGTTCAGTTGGGAATGTCTGGATGTTTGAGTATGAAGCGCACATTAAAGAGA